TTTTTGCTACCTATTGCTTCACATAATTCTTCTGAACGATAGCCAGATGTAATTGTAACAGGCTTATCAAACTTTACTCTTACAGGCTCTAGTATTTCATAACAAAGATCGCCTAAGTTTTTAATCTCTCCACTACCAGCTTTATTTTTAATACCTTTACGTGTAGCTGTTTGTGATTTCTCAAATTCTTCTAATGTAAAATGTTTTGAAAGTTGCATTTAAACCTTTTATGGTTTGGTTGGAAAATTTATAAATTTACCATAAGTTTCACTAGTGTTATCTTCATCTACTTTTAATTTAGTGTTAACTTTTTTTAGTGTGTTTAGTCCAGATGTAATATCTCTTAATTCTTGTCTGTAAGTTTTCATATTATCTGAAAGTGTTTTATCTGATAATGCTAAATGATCTGTTTCAGCAAGTAATTTATTTCTTTTTTCTCTTAATCTTGCAATGGCTCTGTCAAATGCTTTATCACTCCATGCTTTTTCTTCTGCATCTCTTATAGCTTCTTCCTCTGCTGTAAAATTATGTCTAATTCCATCTATTAATTTTGTTCTAGGCATTATGCGTTTACTCCATACATTGTAATTCGGCCATCAAATGCTCCAGATGATGATTTAAACCTAAATCTAGTTAATGGATAAGTAGTATTAATAAATCCTCCAACTGACATACTAAAAGCTAAATCATTTTGATGATGACCGTCCATTCTACTCATAAAATTTTTTGTATAAGTTGATGATGATGGATTTTGAACTCTTAAATATCCAAAAGCACTTTCATCTGAACCATTGCCACTATCTGGAAATAAATCTTGAAATGATGTTCCTTGTGATTGATCTCTTGCAGTAGAATATGTAAATGAGCCTCCTCCTCCGCCTTGTGGATTTTCTGCGTGATAAACAATAGTTGTCATTCCTATATTATAAGCTGTTCCAGTTCCTATATCTGTTTGAAATTGGAACTCTGCGCCATCAGTTGCTAAATTTATTTCAGTAAATTCAAAATGATATTGTTGATATGTGTTATCAATTCCAGAAGTAAAATCTATAGAACTATCTCCACTTGCTGTTTGCGTTGAAATTGCTACTAAAGTTCCTGCTGTAATCCCTGTTAAGTTTGCACCACTAACTGCTGGAAGTGTTCCTGTAAGTCCTTGTGTTGCGTTTAATTTTATTAATGCCATAATTAACCTTTTGGATTATCTGTTTTAATTTGTTGTATTCTTGCTTTCCAACTATCAATACCATCATCATAAATTTCTTCAAGTTGTGATTCCCAAGTTCCATATAAATTTTTTCTTGTTGCTATAACTGTGCTGTTTGCTTCTTCTGTATTACCAGCAGTTTCGTATGATGCTAATTGTTCTGAAGTAGGTTGTGCAATATCTAAATTCCATTCTTTAATGTATGCACCATTGCCATCTGCATTGTCATATAATCTAACATCTTTTGTAAAATCTATTTTGCTAACTCCTAAAGAGTTTGCATAAAGTTTTATTTTTGTATTAAGTTCTGCCATAATTTATCCTATAATAATTTAAATCCTTGAAAAACTGTTCTCTCGTCAGAACTTAAAGTTCTAGTTGCGCCACTATCGTGGTAAATCATAATTTTGATTGCATCTCCAACAGCTAAATCAACAACTGCCCAAACACCAGTAGTATGATACTTGTTAACATTAATAGCACTTTCTCCAACACCAATATCAACAGTAGAGCCACCACTAGGTGTTTTTTGCATTTGCAACATAAATCTATCACTATCCCAAGCTTGCCTACCAGCTTGTGCAAATAAAAAATACTTTCCAGCTTTTCCAGATGGAACTGTAAAAGTGTTTGATGCAAAAGCATTATCTGTATCAAAATTTTCTGTACCAAAAACAATTTCAGTAGAAGTACCATTTGCAATAGATTGACCAGTACTTGTCTTTACATTAAAAGCTGGAGTGTTAGTTCCACCAGCAGTTGCCCAAGATAAAACACCCGACCCATCTGTTTTTAAAAATTCATCTGCACTTCCATCTGTTGTTGGAAAAGTTAAAGTGTATGAAGCACTTGCACTATGAGGTGGAGATCGTAATTTTATTCCATGACTATTTTGTTCACAGTTAAGCTGTAAAGTTCCAGCAGTTGTGTTATCGCCTTTAATTTGTAATCCAGCATTTGATGATGTTGAAACAAAATTTGTTTTAGCATTTGTAACAGTAGAATCAGATGGAGTTCCAATATCAAGTACATTTCCATATACCATAATGAAGTCAATGCTATCTGATGAAGATAAAGTTCCTGAAGCTGGTATAAAAGTTATTGTTGAGCCTGATACAGAGAAAGATGAAAGAGGTGCTTGGATTACACCATTCAAAGATACTAGCATATGATTCGCCGATTCTGGTACAAATGCAACAGAATCTACAGTTAGGTTATAAGTATTTGTTGAAGATGTACTTATAGCATCTAGCTTAACAAAATTTCCTACTGCTGGGGATTTTCCTATATATGCCATTTATTTTAATCCTTTGGGTATTTATCTTTTGTTATTTTAATTGTACTTTTCCAAGCATCTATTCCATTGTGATAGATGTCATCTAATTGATCTACAATAGATGGATATTCTTTTGCTCTATCTCTTTGATATTGTTTAGAATCATAATCAGCTTGTACTTCCACTACTTTAGCTTCTATGTCAGCTTTAGATATTGGTGTTGTTCCATTATGCCATTGAATAGTATTTATATCATTATTGCTAACACTAACTACTGCGTTTGGATTTATTTTTAAAATTGCTTTAGTAATATCACTCATATTATGCTCCTACTTCCATTAAAGTGATTGTAGATACACTATGAGCTGTATAACTAGCATTAGTATCTGTATGAGGATAATTTACTGTCCATGCTACTGCGGCTGGTTGATACCTTGCTGAACCTTGAACTGTATATGTCAAAGCACTTGTGCTTGATGGAGAATCTAAATAACTCATATAAGTTGATTGCATTTCTGCATCATCTGAACTATGTCCAGAAGAATAAGCTGTACTTGCAACTCTATTTCCTGTGACTGTACCTAAAGCACCAGCTATATCTGAACCACCTCTTTGTATTTTTAAAACTACTCCATAAGTTTCTGCTCCTGTTGTTATCATAGCTTGAAATAAAATTTTGCTTGTTGTTGCACTTGGTGTAATTGCTAAAGTTGCACCTGTTATATTTGCAAAAGTTCCACTTCCTGCTGTACTTGTAAAAGCATCTTTAAATGTCACAGATTTTACTTGTAAAATTTTACCACCACCACCAGCTTCTGCCCAAGTCATTCCCCCTGTATTACCTGATTGTGCAGATAAAAAATATCCATTAGTAGGAGAATTTGAAACTTGCATTTTAGCTTCATTAACTGCTTGATCAACTAAATCTGCTTGTGAAATTGTTGAATCAGGAATATCCGAACTTGTTAGTGGAACTGCTGTAGGTGTTTTTCCTATGTAAGACAATTAAAACTCCTATGTGATTTCTAATATTGATAATGTTGCATCTATTTTTGCTGTAACTGAACAATCTATTTTAATAATATCAGTTGCTTGAACAACAACTTTACCACCTGTTAAAAGTTCTAATGATGACCCAGCTGGAATAGATACATCTTTAATTAATAAAACTGTTTCGTTTGTTTCTGTATCTGAAGTATCTGAAACTAATTGAACATCTGCTGTAACAGTTGTTGTGTGAATATTACAAAGTGTTAAGCCAATAATTACGCAAGTTGTGGAATTTGGAACTGTGTATAGGGTCAGAGGTGTGCCTGTAGAAGCTGGCATTGCCCCATTTGTTTTTACTTTGAAAGTGTTAGCCATGTGTTCTCCTTATCCTAAAGCTATTGCAAGTGGTAAAGCATTAGGGTCAGTTTCTGTTATAGTTCCTGTTACTGATGCAGTACTCGTTATTGCGTTTGATGTTGTGTTAATACTAAATAATTCTATGTTGTCAGAGCCATCATTAATTTTAATTTTTAAAAATCCTGATGTTCCTGAATCTACCCAAATACTTCCAGCAACAAGTGAACTAGGTGCTGAACTTCCTACATGAGATGAATTAACTGCACCCAGAATATTGTTTAATTCTGTTCTAAAGGAAGCAAATCCCTGATTGGCTAATACTACATCACTTACTTGGCTCATATATAATCCTTATAGTTTAATTCGTTTAACTTTTCAAGCCATATCCGAAAACTTGATAATCAAATGTCTTGCTGATTCCTGTATTACTACTATTATAAAACCTAATTGTAAAGCCTGTTTTAGACTTACTTGTAATTTGATAATAATCTCCTGTCGCTAAACCTTGTGCTGATATTCCTATACTTGGTGTTGCATAAAAAGAATTTGTAAATGTAATAGCTTGACCTGAAGCTGATGCAACTACATCTTCTCCTGATTCAGTTCTTCTTTCAAAATTAACTTTATATTGTAATAAATGAACCTTTGCTCTAGCTTTATTATTATCACTTACAATTTTAGTTCTAAATTTAAAGTATCTACCTTTAATTGTACTTTGTTGTGCTATTTTTTGAAAATTAGTAATATTATTTAAACTTGTATTATCAAAACCTACTTGTATTTCTGCACCAGCTTGTACTTCTGCACTTCCATCAAATGGGGCTTTTGCATCTTCAAATAAACTAGCACCTCTACCAGAATCAAATAAGTCGTATTCATCTTCTGTTGTCATTCCTATTACAACTCCTAAATTAACATCATAAACTGCATCTAAAGAAATAGTATTAGCAAATGTATAAAAACCTGATGATTGTATATTAGAATTAAAATTAGTAGGATTAGATGTAGAATCAGTTCCACCTAAATCAAATACTCCCTCTGGAGAATCAAGATTACCTACTGTGCTATCAAATTGTGTAATAGTATCTAGTATTAAAACATTTCTGTTTTCTGAATCTAATGATATTGCTACATTACTATCTCTTGTTCCTAAAAAATCTGCCATTATTCACTCACTGTTAATATGTTTTGAAAGTTTTGTAATCCTGAAATATTAGTTGTTACAATAGAAGCTTCTGCACTTGCATTTCCTAATTTATCTACTGCTTTAATTAAAAAGCTTCCTGTTTGTGCATTAACTACTAAAGAGTTTGATTTTCTTCTAACAACTTTAGCAAGAGGTGTACTTCCATTCCAAGTAGCACCACTTTGAACATCTTGGTATCTTACCTCATACCATGATATATCTAAATCAATTACAGGTGTCCAAGATAATTCCATTTGATTTGAGCCTACCATAGATACAGAAAGATCATCTACATCTTGAGGAATTTCTGTTGCACCTACAATTTTTCTATTAGCAGTAATATAAGTAGAAGATACACCGAAACTATTAATTGCTTTTACTCTTACATTATATGTAGCATCATCAACTGCATTAAGTAATTCATGTCTTAACTGTGTTCCATTTGAAATAATTTTAAAATTAGTTTCTGTGCTTTGTTTAGCTTCAACTTGATAGTATTGGACAAATTTATCTGTACTAGCACCTATTTGAATATTTAATCTAGTTAATACAACACCATCAGCATATTCAATCATTTCATCTGTTAATGTTAAAGAAGCTGGTGCTTGTATGTTAAAAGGATTAGGGAGATTAGTAGATGGAGTAGAAGCAACTTGTCCTTTAGTAGCCCATGTATAATGACTAGCCTGATATTCAACTAAAGATAAACTAATAGTATAATCTTCATTAAAAGACATAGATAAAACTCTAAATGCTTTACTAGAAAATCCAAGACTAGAAATAGAAATATTTACTATATCTCCTATATGTAATTCGTATGCTTTAAATCCACAATTTACATTTAGACCTAATGATTCTCTGCTTCTTCTTAATATTATTTCTGCCATTTCTTCTGCTTGATATGGAGAAGTAATAGTTTTAAAATCAAATCTTCCTTCTAATAAAAAACCACCATCAGCACTTTTCATAGTTGCATGTTTATCAGCAGTAGAATATCCACTATCATCAATAGCTGGATACTGCACTTCATCAACCTGATAGTTTCTTTCAGGATTAACAAAATTTACTAATACTCTATTATATTTAGAATTTTTTGATGGAGAAGCTAAAGCATAGCCACTAATAATATCATCTTCTGTTAAAGATACAGAAGCACTTCCTGTTGTTTCTATATTTAAAAAATACTTTCCTTGAACATAAGG